AATTTCACAACAGGCTGACACCATTTCAAGTGGTGACCAGTGTTGGTGGCGTATAAGATATCGTATGAGTTTTTCGGATGTATCTGTGTTGAGTTGATTGCTGGGATTGCTGACACGGGCGCAATACGCAATGAGTTCCTGTGCATCTTGGATGCCAAGATCTGCGTATTCCTGTGTGGGTTTGGAGTAACTGAGTAGTCGAACATGCATTATTTATAGCTTCTTTTTTTTTAGAAATTTGTCAGTGCCAGATTTGACATGTTTTTTAAGAAGGTCTGTATCCAATTTGAAATCAATGTTTTCAATTCTTGCCTCATAGGTCTGACACAGTTCTGTCAATGACTTTTCAAAGGCACCCCAGCCTTCTCGTTTGGCACGAGCTGTTAATTTTATTTCCCAAGTTTTACCGTCTTTAAAATTCACCAATACCGCATGCAAGTACCTGAGAGGCATCACGTTCAGTTTTACCTCGCCAAATACTTCTGGCCAATGTGCAACGACTTCCTTGGGAAGATCTCTTCCCTGTGATGTCACACTTCTTCTTTGGTCTTTTTCTTGGTAGTAGGAACCAAATCTTCAGCCATGCGTCTGTATTGTGCCGCTTCTTTGGCCAATTTGTCAGCAATGCTTCGATATTTTTTAGCTGTAGACTCTGGAGTGGCTGTTGGACTGGCCACAGTCTCTTCAGACTCGTTCACGCTAGAAGAAGTAGTTTTGCCTGCATCCTTGTCTGCCACACTGGGTTCACCTAAATCACGCACTCGTGCAACTTCTTGCACTTCTGCTTTTTTCTCTTTTAGATTGGGTTGTATGCTTAATTCATCTACTGGAACGCCTCTTTGCTCAGCAATGATTTGATTGAGTTCACTCAACAACACAGCGGCACCGGGTGTAGGAACCATTTCAACATCTGCAGTGGCAATCTTTTGCAATTTGCCTTGATTGTAGAAAGCATGCAACATGTTATATCCGTCTGGAGTTTGTGTGCGATCCATGGCTTCTGCAAATTCATATGCTTCTTGGCCAGCATTACTTTCAACAGCAGTAATCAATGAAGCGTGATAACTGTCTGAAAGACCTTCTGTAGCAATCACCAAAGCATGGTGCGCATCACCTGGAAGAGTACGATATGCTACAATAACCCGTTTGCCAGTAGATCTAATTCTACCAACATGTTTTAATTGTTGTGCCATTTTATTGTCCTTGAGAGGCTTTCTGGGCTTCTGCTTGTTTTGCTACTTCTGCTAGAAATGCTTCTAATTTTGTGTAAGTCTGACCAACCACGGTCATCTCATTGGGCTTGAATGCACCACGTGAACTGGCAATATCAATAATAACCTTCATGGCTTGTAGATCATTGATTGTGAGCTCGTTCGGGTTTGGTGCTTGTGGTTGAGCTGTTGGCTCAGATGTTTGGTTTTCAACCGTATCAGTCATAATATCTCCTTAGTGTAAAAACACAAATATAATTATCTCTGTTGCAAGTGTGGACAGGCAAGATTGAAAAAACTAAGTTCTTTTTCGTTTTCAAAACCCACCTTTGTTGCATAGCATATAGAATTGGTATGATCTAGTGCAAGCTGAGCTCCCACATAATATCTGCCATTAAGATTGTTGATTATCCAGTGTTCAATCTGGTTAATAAAATTGGATGTGTTTTTTTCCAGCACAATATACTTGAAATGCGGCGCTTGGAATGAAGCTTTCCGTAAGTCAAAATAATTCAACGGATTAGGCTTTCCGTTTTTAAGCGCCATTATGCGGGTTCTTTCACCTGCTCGTAGTAGGCAAAGTCGCCGAATGGGGGAACAATGGATTTGTCACCATGTATGATAAACAGGGTGTCTGTGTAATTCTCGTCACCCCAACTGCCACATGGATATCCGTCGGTGAACATGATGAATTTTTTAGGATTGATATCATATTCTTTCATGTAATTGTAGTTGGCATCAAAGTCAGTGCCGCCACCGCCCACGGGCACATAGGAATCAAATTCATCCATGTTGTAGCCGTCGAAGTCACACTCGTTGTAAACCTGCGTGTCAAAGCACCATACCTTGAGTTTGAAATCTTTGTATTCTTGCATGATGCCTTTGATTTCACTCAAGAAGTCTTTGGCTTGAGCTTCGCCAATAGAACCAGACATGTCTATGCCAATGCACACGTCAATGGTTGTGTCAAAGTTAGTGCCCGGTAATACTGCATTCATGTGCCAGCCTTTGCGGTTAGGACGCATGAATGTGTAGTCATTTTTCACAATGCTTTGAATCTGTTGACGCAACAGTTGACGCCAATTCATTTTGCTTTCTGTAAGATCTTTGATCATACGTGCCACGCTGGCTGGCGTATTACCTGCGCCTGCTGCCTGAGCTGCCTGCATGGTAGCTTCACGGATCTCATCACGGATCTGTTTTAGTTCTTCTTTGGTATATTTAGGTTGCCCATCTTTGCCATCTTCGCCCCAGTCGATGTGATCATCAAGCAATTGACCCAGTGCGGCCAATTCCTCGTCATCCATTTTTTCATAAATGTCATCGTACACTTGCTCAGCACCCCAGCCATAATACTTGCTGTCGTGAAAGATTTTGATACCTTCAATGTTGTGGTCGCCAATGCGATCACGCACAATTTGCCCATTCACACAATAGTCTGCGGCAATGTTGAATATCTTTGCATCACGACCTTCTCTACGGCCCATATGGTCGAACACATTGTGTAAAACTTCATGTGCGATCACAAATTCTACCTGCTTGACTGACAATGGCTCAAAAAACTTTCTATTGAAATAGATAGCGCGACCATCTGTGGCCGCTGTATGACACCACTCTTCAGCTTCTTTGATTTCTAATCTAGTAGCCATATTGCCAAAGAATGGGTGACGCAAAAGTAAACCCACTCTGGCCACTACAATTTTATCTATGATTGGATCTTGAAATGCCATGTTTGCTCCTAATTACTTACTAAGTATATATTATAACACCTCCCTTAGGGAAGTGTCAATTGACGTAATTAACGGCTTTCTTTTTCTGTTGCCTGGCTGATGTATTTGCCAAACTTAGCATGGAAGGCATCAAAGCATTTAATCTCATCTGGATCCAAAGGCAGTTTGTAAGTGCTCAATGCAATTTTAGTGCCCATGATAACCAACTCTGTTTCAAAATTATCCATCATGAACTGAAAGAAATTGTTGGTTTGATCATTCCAGTTTTTAACTTTCTTGTCACAGGCATCTTTGAGTTCGTAGCACAAGCTAACTGTCAAAGAGTACATGGCACTTATCTCTTTTGATTCCATCTTCTTGACCTTGCCGCTGAGGATGTCACGTGGATCGGCTAATTTGCTAGACACCTTGCGATGGGCCATGAATTTGATAGCCAAACCCTCACCGATAGCACCCGATACCAAATCAGTCAAAGTGCTTTCGTCTGTGTCATCATCAGTGAGCAACTCACTTACAAATGACCAAGAGCGTGGCGTGGCAAAGGCACGTGATGATGACTTTGGGTCAAAATCGTACAGGTCTTTTTTACTGAAAGTCAAAAAGCCAACTACATCTTTGTGAATGCTATTATCAACAGCCCAGTCAAAGTAGTCGTCCCAATCCACTGCCATTTCCAAGTGAACAAAACGATTGGCCAGTGGAGCAGGCATACGGTATGTTACGCCTTTGTCAGTTTCACGATTACCGGCCGCTACCAATACCACATTGTCTGGCAAGTGATATGTGCCAACACGACGATTTAGTACCAACTGATATGCCGCGGCTTGTACACTGGGTGCCGCACTATTCATTTCATCCAAAAACAACACAATGATTTTGTGTTGCTTGGCCATTTCTGCATCAGGCAATTCTGCAGGAGGAGCCCAAACCATTTTGCTGGTATTTGAGTCAAAATATGGAATGCCTTTGATATCAGTGGGTTCCCACAGGCTCAAACGCACGTCGATCACGTGAGCGTCAAGCTCATCACCCAACTGTTTGATAATGTCTGATTTGCCAATGCCTGGAGGACCCCACAAAAAGATTGGACGTTTGTTCTTGAATGCTTTGCGTAGAGATTTTTTAGCGCCTTTAGGACCAACTACGCGACTGTAAATTTCGCTCATACTATACCTTTCAGTGTTTTAGTTACGTTACAGTGTTTATTATACTGCCATGTGTTGAACCAGTCAAGTGTTTCCGCTGTCTTTTTCTCGCTCATTTATGGCCTTTATCAAACCAAATTTTCTAATGTCGTCAGAAAACAACATCAGTTCAAAACTCTTGCGTTCAGAAAATACAGTGATGTCTTGATCTGTAAGGAAGTAGGGACAGTCGATGTAGCGTTCCAAAAATATTATTGTTTGGGGACTAAGATCAATTGGTTCCGTAAATGGAATAGTATAGGATTTCAAATCCAATTCACTGGTCAAAAACTCATAGCCTTCTCCACTCAATCTAAGAGCAGACTGTTTGGCTGCCCTATGACTTTGCCACCATTTTCTACCATATATGCTGACATTGGCTTCGTCTAGGCTTTTGCCCCATTGTTGTAGAAATATCTTAGTCAAGACATCTCTTGGAATCATTTTACCACTGTGCCTTGAGTAAGTTTGATCACTTGGAATAGTTCAGTGCCAAAAGTCAAATTTAATTTTTTGGCAAGATTGTGTGCATGTCCGGGATTGGAAAAACTTACTTTTTTGTATTTTGGGCCCGGATAGCTGGTCAAGCTGTTGAATGATTTGAGATTGAATGGTTCACCTTGGTAAAACACAGCCCAAATGGCTTCAGACTCCAAAATCTGCTCAGCTTTGTAGGTTTTCTTGTTTATGTGTTCCAACAACACTTTGGGTTTTGGTCTGCTCATGATATGCGTATCCCAGATATATACGCATATATTTATCTTTTTTAGCCAGCCTCAAAACCACCGCCATCCATGCTGACAGTGACAGTTTCATTGGCCACGCTGTTCTTTAGATCTGTATACAGTGTTTCGTAGTCTCGAATCAACTTGTCCTGCATCTCGGCTAAAGTCAAGGCCAACTGTCTGGCCTGTTGGATAGGTATTTTGACTTCTTTGGCCTGCGTTTGTTCAGCGGATCTGATCTGCTGTACCAGCTGTGTGATGGGAGTTGGATTAATCTGATTTTGCATTTGATAATACCGTTTTCATTTCAAGCTCATCTTTGAAAGGACCCTTGAATGGATAACGTTCAATAGTGATGGCTTTTGGACAAAAGCTCTTGACCCAACCCTTGTCAAATCTAATTATGTAGTAGCCTGCACAGTACAAACTTTTACTTGCATTTGATTTCGTAAACAATGGCAATCTTTTTTGCACATTGAACATGGCATTGAATGGTCTACAGCTGGTAGGATAACCGTGGCACTCGTAGCTTTCTGATTGTGTGACCTTGATCCTGTCTGACGATAGGAAAAAGTCTTCTCCAAACTGTTTGGTGAGATCCTGTTTTTTGTTAAACATGACTTCACCATTGGTATTGCTCAAAATGAACTTGTTATTTTCTTTCTTTTGCAATGTGGCAATTTTGGTTCCATGTTGTTCTACGATCCAAAACTTACCTTCCACTATGGGTTTGGCGTGTATGTCTGTCATTGTTATTCCTTGTATTTGGCTTGGAAAGGTTCAGCATACTGCTGAACATTGTCCGCTATTTTCTTCATGTCCCACGAATTGCAAAACTTCAGCATGCGTATGCCCACTTGATCCACAGTCTTGGGCACTGCATGTGTGCGTACTGTATCTTGGATAATGTCTTTTATTTCATCAGGCTGTGCTGTCAAATCACACAGTTGAACATTGCGCTGATAGTCTTCTAGCACTCTATGTTCCACTCCATTATGGTCTACCCAACGTTGCAACATGAGGTTGTTCCAATTATATCCGCGAGTCTTACGATCGGAAAATGCCTCTTGGAGACCAACTTTATTCTTTGTGCCTTTCGTACGTACACCTGGATAAGCCGAAAAGACATTGTCACTTGTGTCACCCCGCATGCATTTCTCGAACAGCATCCATTCTGGATCTTGTGCAGGCTTAGGCTCGCCTGTCTTTTTGTCTTTAACGGGTTTACCTTTAGCATCAAAGATTCCTTCATGTGTAATATGCAAATCGCCTACACCATTGTATTGGCTAACAGTGGGACTGACCAGCTGTGCAAAGTCTCCGTCTGTACTAATAATCACATGCTTGGCAGTTGGATGCGCTTGTATCCAACCAGCAATCAAATCATCTGCTTCTAAGCGTGGATGTTGCATCACAGTGGCATTGGTCTTTTCACTCACAAAATCCTTGAATTGATCAAAGGCTTCCCAAAACATCTTGTCTTCTTCTTGCTGTTTTGGTGTAAGTGCGTCTCTAGTTTCTTGTCTGTTGCGCTTGTACGGCTGATAGAAGTCTTTGCGCCATGATCTGCCTTCTAGGCAGAACACCACATGGGTGCCACCGAAGTCTTGCCATGCCTTCTTGATACTGTTAAAAGTGATATGGAATGCCATACCCAGTTTGATATCGCTTGAACCCTGTACCACATGCCTTGCGCGGAAAAACGTGTTGGCAGTATCAACAATAATGTATGTCATTTGTAATATTCCATGTCGGCAGCAAAAACGAATCTGTAATCACTAGAATCAGTGATGCCAGGTCTATGCCATATTTTACTAGGATATACTGCCCAAGTCAAGTTTTTTGGTTTCAAGTACACGGTGTTATCAAAATTGGGATAATCCAGTGCAAATTCAGTGCCAGTCATGTCTGGATTGGCTACATCAACAGGTATGTACACATACCATAGCCCACTCAAAGTGCCTGTAGTGCCGTTGTTATCATCCACATGGTGGTTGTGCCACAGTGTGTTCCTGTCTTCAGCTGTGTCATTGTTGGTCATGAACACCCAGCTCATGATGTTTTTGATGCGTACTTCTTTGTTCAAAAACATAAAACAGGAGTAAATGAAACTTTGTCTCATTTTGAGCCAAACTGGCTCGGGTCTAGCAAACAAATTTTCCTGCGTCTGAAACTTGGGGCTGTTCTTGAAGTAATGGCCCGAACCTATGATATTTTTCGTTATGGCTTTGATTTCATCATTGTCTTGACTGGATATCAGCGAACTGAAATCGTATAGATCAATGTATTCGTTCTTTTCAATTATGGTATGCATCAACTGACAACGGATTTGTCTTTGCTGATTCTGTTCACATTGATAAAGCCTGCACTGTTTCGCTCCGGCTCTATTACACCAGCTTCGGCCAACATGTTTTGTGCAAGATCTCTAAACCAACGATCCACAATCTCTTCTTCGGGATCACCATCAAATCCGTACCCTGATTTTTTGAGTTCTACAATAAACTCGTCATTCCAATCCAATTCAAAAAATCCGTTTTTGATATTGTCCTTGTTCACATGAGTATCCAGCACAGCCACATATGGTTCGCCTCTGGCACTGGCACGAGTCTTGGGATCCATCTTGGCCTGTGCTTCTGCCTTCTTGGCCTCTGCGGCACCTGCCAGTGCAGTTTCTTTTTCGGCAATGAGATTGTCTATGCCCAACCAACGTCTAAATAAATTTTTAATCATATTCTATCCTTACAGTCGCATGTGCGACCTTGCAAACAAT